CGGCTCCAAGTCCTGCGCCGATAAGAATCTGATCCAAATTCTTTCCGTTATACGCTTGAGCCTCGGTTGCTATGTCGTCAATCTTATCTTCTGGCAAACCTTGCTGACGAAGTTCCTCTTGGACTGCCGTGTAGATTTGACCTTTAACTGATCCTGCCCCCTGTGCTGCACCTATGCCCATCTGTAGTCCAATAACACCAGCTTTGGTCAATTGCGCGGCTTTAGCATACACGCCTCCAGCCAAGTTAGGTAGCATTATGCCCATTGTGGTTGCAGTCATTTCTGCTGGAGCAACCGTGAACGCTTCCAAACCAGCCATGATCTGTGGCAAGATACCCTTACCTTCAGCGTCTTTGAGAATACGGGAAATCTCTTGCGAGTCTTGCTTTGATTCAGCAGACAAGAGGCTATCAAAATAATCTTCGTAGCCTGCTATAGATTTAGATACTGGATTGTTTGCGCCGAAGACATCAGAAATCATTCGGGTTCCAGTTCCCAATCCCTTCATAAACTGGATTCCTATGTCTGCTGCACCTCCGACTACACCCCCACCTTCGCGGCGTTCTGGTTCTGGAATAGGTTGTCCTGATGTAATAGATGCAACCTCATCAAGAGAATAACCACGTTGTTTAGCTAAAGATATTTCTTTGTCTTCAGACGCAAGTGTATTCCAAATTTCATCATCAGAATAACCTCTCTCCCTCGCTAACTTTAGCTCATCAAACGTGAAGTTCATTCAAAAGGTGTATCAAGATTCGGAACTCATTCAAGTTCTTTGTCAATTTCGCTGATCCTTTTCTTTGCGGCGATGACATCTGGATCATTTTCAGTAAGTCCACGCTTCAATGAAGACTTACCACTTGCTCTTGATACATCATAAATCAAACGCTCAAGTTTTGTTTTTTCAGAACGCAATGTAGAAACCTTATTTGCTGCCTGCGATTTTGCAAGTTGAGCTTGCTGTTGTGGGGTTACAGTCCTTGTTGGAGTAGATGTCGCTTGTGTTGTTTTTTGAGACAACCTTTCTTCAAGGCTCAATTCTTTTGCTTGAGTAGGTTGAGTTGCAGTTTTTGCTTCGCCTCTTACTGGAAACCTTTCTGTTGGCGCGGCGGCGGGTTCTTCTTTCGGAAGTGGTTTATCTGTGATAATGAATGTAGAATCTAATGTCTTGGCACTTGATGGAAGATTCTGAATTGTGGATGCAGCAATAAAGTCATTTTCCGATATTGTTATGTATGAATCTTTTTTGCCATCTATTCCAATGTAAAATGAATTTTCTTTTTTCCCAGTATCATCAGTTTCAGATTTTTCTCCAATATCAAGTTGTCCTAAATCATTTTCTTTAAAAAACTTTGACAATGTTTTATTGCTTGATATTCTACTCAATGCTTTCGGAACATCAGTAAGAACCAAGTCACCCGACTTAGCTATTACATTTTCATTGGTAGTTTTCTTATTGAATTTAGTAAGGTATGAAGTTCCTTTATCGTTTTCTGTTATTGAAAGTGACTCTGGGACTTCAACAGTTTTTTCAACTGGAGCAGCAATACCGACTACATTTCGTAATGATTTGATATTTGAAAAATCAAATTGAGAAACACTTGTTCCAATCGGAGTTGTTGTAGAACTTAGATTATTTTGATATGCTTGCTGTTTATCTGGAGATGCACCTAAATACTCTTGTTGGTTTTGATCAAATGCTTGTTTAACTTCTGGAGTGGGCTGAACAGCATTAGGCATTTGATAAGACCAAGGTAATTCTTGATTTTGATCAGGCTCATTAAGTCCAGCAAAAAACCCACCAGTAAATCCGGGCATTGCTCCACCATCGCCTTGCGGCACTTCTTCAACTGGTTGACCAAGATTTGGATCACTTGGCAATGGTTCAGTATCAGCGGGATTTGTGCCGAAGAATGCTTGTGGCCCGCGAGGCAATCCACCATTACCGCCACCCGTTCCACCGCTATAACGAGCTTTGTAAGCATCAATCTGACTCTTCCTCAAGAAGTCATCCGCTGCAATTTGATTCATCTTAATTCCAGCTTCCAATGCTGGCATCATAAACGGATTCCTCGCAACTGCTGGATCAGTCAAGAATGGCATCAACTTCGCATACGCCTCACCGGATTGTCCTTGTCCAGCAAGTGTCATCGACTCCTGCATACTCTGTTGCAAGAATGGTAGCATCTCCTGCGCTTGCTTCTGCTGCTCGCGTTGAGCCAAGGCTTGTCCTACATTCTGACCAAGTTTAGCCAAAGAATCTCCAACCCATGCGGTAGATTGCGATGCGCGATTGGTTCCCTGCATTATGAGTTCTGCGATAGACATAAATTATGCTCTTGTTGCTCTTGGGACAAATCCCGATCCATAAACTTGACTAATACTTTCTGCGTATGGCGCAGCCTGTTGTGCTTGTCCCATTGAAGCGTATCCCCCTATACCACCCATGCCACCATATCCACCAAGTCCTTGTTGCATAGCTGAAACATTACTCATCGCCCCTAATCCAGTTGATGCGGCTTTTCCAACATTACTTAGTGTATCAGCACCCGCCATCGTAGAAGCGTAGCTTGAAGCGATATTCTCTTTATTCGCTCCGTAGATTTGTGAAGCAAGACCAGACTGAGCATTGTAGATGTTAGAGAACATATCAGATGTTAGTTTAGCTTTCTGCAATCCGACTTCTGCTCCTGCTGTTTGGTAGCCAAGTTGTAGTCTTCCTACATCAAGTGGTTCTGCTGTGAATGCTCGCGCCAAGTTTTGCCAGTTCATTGCTGTGTTTTGAACTGCTGGCATTGCTGCCAGTCCTCGGCCTTGAATATCAAGTGAAGTCAGTCCAAGGTTACGAGCGAATTGTCCTTGTGCCGCTTGGAATCCTCCAGCCCTTCCTGCCGTTGCTGGATTAAACCCTGCGCCTGCACTTTCAGCGACATTGCGCGTAATCTGTTCCTTAACATCTTGTGGTATATCTCCACGAAGATAATTAGAAATAACATCCATCGCTTGTGCGATTTGGCCTTGCGCTTGTTGGCGTTGCTGTGCTGCTCCGGGCTGGAATGTCTCAAGTTGCTTACGATAGTAATCTGAAATCTGACCAGCGTCACCGATCATTGCTCCAAGGTTATACTCTGGAGCTTTAACTTCACTAATCATCCCTTGGACTTGTTCTTGTCCTTTAACAAATCCTTTGGCAGCTTTCCTTTGTTGTTTTTGAAATTGTTTAGATGCTGCACCCTGAGCTTTCTTGGCTCGATCTGCTGCCGACATTGAGATGGCTCCTGCTCCCGCCGCTGCTCCAACCGCTACCACACCAGCCGCAATAGCAAATCCGCTAGTGTGAAACATCATTGGATGTTTGTTCTTAAACCTATCTTCTGGATGTTGAAAAGTCATTTGATTAAGTCGGTTCGGTTATGCCGCCACTTCTGCACCCTTGGGTCTTCCTTGGCGATGTGGGGATTAAAGTCTCTTGAAGTGATGCTGTCAATAATTTCGTCTGGATCAGTTAAGTCTGTGACATGGCAGGTAGTCCAGATTGTGTCTTTGTGAGTAGCCAGCAAACGCCTCGTTCCTGCTTCTGTGATGCCGCTGTAGCCTGTTTTGTAGCGGTGAGCAGGGATGCCATGATACCAGACAGTCACATCGCCTTTCATCACGAAGAATGGATGCGTAGTGAGATGGAGCAAACTTGTAAGAATCGTATCCTTCGGCATATAGATTTCCCGAATATACATACCCGGAGTAAACCTATGCACCAGCGGACATTCCCGTGGAGGTAGTTTCAGAATCTCCAAGTCCATCAAGTTTAGTTCGTAGTTTGGATCACCATATCCAATTACGCTCTTTGCTTCAATCTTGTCTGGAATTGTCAGCGTCATCGGTAGAGGAAGTAATCGTTAGGTGTTGGTGACAATATATCAGCACCGATTAGGTTGTCTGCCCGACTATAGTTTGCTATCCGTAATGGAGCGCAAGTGGGGATTTCTAAGCCTTCCATCTCCTTCTCTTGTTCTTGCACGGCCAATGACAGGTTACTCAAGAACTCTTGCGCCTTACGATTCTCACGGGAGTTCAATGCAAGCACAGCATAGATCATTGCATCTGGAATAAACTCAACCAACTCTTTCGGGTCGGTTAGGTCAAAGTATTTCTTCGATGCGTAAAGCGTGATACACTCGCAAGTCTTCGGTGCTTTGAATCTACGGAATGTAGGATGAGCATCGTTCGGTTGATAGATTGCTATCAGCGTCTTTGCTTCCAATGCAGTATCGTAGGCATACACGCGAATCCTACCTTTAGTTACTGGCTTGGTTACTGACCGAATCCCCTTCACAAGAAGATCGGACTTCGCCAGCGTTGGAGGATTGGCGGTAGTTACCTTAACCTTATGATAGGTGTCATATTGGTCTTGTGCTTCAAACATCAACTCTACGCCGATGTCTTCAGCTTCCTCGGCCATTACTCCAATTTGGTATGGATGAGTAGTATAATCACGGAAGAGAACATGGAGTCCTCCTACTTCTACAATTCCTCTATGGCATGAGTTCCCTGCTTGAAGAGCAAAAGCGTTCGTCGCATTGAACCATTCATCAGCGAGGCTGGCAGATTCATCCCCGATCCAAGCAAGTTTGATTTGCTCATAACGGGCTGGAAGCGTGAAGCAATCATTCACGCAACAAATCTGGACGTATTCTTCTTGGCTACTCCACGCCCTTTTATTCCACATCAATCTACGCGCTTGATTAACAGCCTTAACCCCGCGCTCATACGAACACGTCCCACTGTCACCCACAAATCCCTTAATCAACTCAACCATTTCTTCTAATGTGTCAGCCATATTTAGATTAAGTTTAATTGTTGAGCCATGGGTTTATTTCCTTTTGATAGATTATCTTTAGCCCACAAAGGACGCAAGTTAGAATAATGATTTAGTTTTAATATTTCAGTTGCGGTTTTAGCCGATGATAGCGGAACAATATGGTCGATGTGCCAAAGATTTCTATTGTCCCACGACATTCCATCATTAAATCTGGATTCTATATATGCTTTTAAAAAACCAAAAGAACACCCAAGTATTTCTTCTGTTTTTTTATTTTTTGCTTCACCAATATTTTGTAATGCCTCGTTGATTCTCCTTCTTACAGAATCTTGCAAAACAAATATTGGATCAGTTGCAAATTTATTTTTTCTCCAAACTTTAAGATATTCAAGTCGTTTTTTTCTTACCTCTATATCTTTAAATCTGTTCAAGCAATAGGCTGAATGCTTTTCCTTATATCCGGGCAACTTTCTTCGCTTGCTTGAATTTTCTCTTGATCTATCTCTATTCGCTTGCTCTTCTCTTAAATATACTTCTGGAGAAAGCCAAAGTCCGGTTATTGTTATTGTTCCGTCTTTTCTTTTCCATTTTCTATTTTTCCAAAAACGATAACCATCTTCTCTTGTATCTCCTTTTTTAAATTTAGAAGATACAAGATTTGAATAACTATTATCGTTTATGGATAGCATTTATCGGTTACGATAATTTACTTTACTGGTTTTCCAGATGTTGGAAGAGGCTTGGAGCTATATGGGCTTGGTGTCTTAGAACCAAGATTTGGTTTATTTCCCATCGTCTCGCGAATCATTCCGCGAGTGGGTGAGCCTCCGCTCGTCAACTTCGGATCGGTTCCTTTTAGTGGTGTCATATGTTTATTTTCTTTGTGATGGCTTATGGTGTCGAAGAATGAACCGCCAACCAGTTCAAGCTCGTAATTTCTGCAATGTTGTTATCAACGCGAAATGTAAATCCTGCTGTGTTTTGTGAAACAATAGTGTAAAGCGGCGTTGTCAATGGAGTCCCAGAAGCGTAAATAGGAGTCAATGAGATTCCATAAACAGCAGTTGGTAGAGGAGAACTAAAAGTAATTCCAATGGATGTTGTGTCTCCAGCCGAAATTGGAGAGTATGTTCCGTATCTAACCCTAATTGTTGGATTTAATTCTAAAGCATCGACTCGCGTATCAAGTGCGGTTATCTGCGTTTGCTGGTCAGCAAGGTCTTCGTTGATTTGAGCAACTTGCGCTGGAGTTACATCGCCAAGTCCCGGCACATTGATTGTTCCGTTAGTAAGAACCTCATCAATGAATTGCTGAAATACATTTTGCCAGTTACCAGTTGGACAGAAGTCATCTGGAACATTTGGGAATGTAAGTGCTGGAGACGAAGATTGATTGTCCATTAGATTAATTTACGATATTGTAGTTCCAATATTTTTCTTGGCAACACAAAAATGGTTCGCATTCTTGGTTTTCTTCTGGGCAGTCACCAACTGGAGAGTCATCGTTGTTCTTGATGTTTGCCATCAGTCTTACTCGGTCAACTGTAGCTGCTCCGGTTAGGTTGACTTTGATTTGAAACTCGCTTCCTTCTACCGATGGGATGCCCGCCAAGTCATTGCACTCGCTTGGGTCTGGCGTGTTAAACTTGTAGCGTTTGTAGCGATTACCGCCCCGTTGCGGGAAGCATTCGGTTACTACTGGTGAGCATGGGTCACACCCAAATGTCGTAGGCACTTTTAATTGTGACCAGCAAGGATTAGAATCAGCGCGGAAATCGACATAGCTATCTACTTCACCTTTAATCTCACTCATCCACATTTCTCCACCAGTGATCTTTTTACGGAGGAACTTGTTGGTGGCTCCGCTTCGGTTGAAATCATATCTACCAGTCGTGAAGAAGGATTCAATCTGCCTGCTTCCATTAGGCCCGTAGTCGTCGCCTTGGGCTATTGTGAACTCGTAAAGTCGGTTCTTGTTGTCTGCGTCGAACGAGAATCCGAATCCTCGTTTCTCACCGCTTATCAATGCAGTCAGAAGTTGAGTTGGTCTGATGCCAGTCCAGATTCCATTCCAGCGGAAAGAAAGTTGTGCGTCTGGTGCTGGTGAGGAAGATTGGTCAAGATCAAGAACTACCATTCCCCTATGATACCTATTCAGTCCTTCTACACCTTCTGCGCGGTAGGTCTGCGGAGAAACTGTGCTGATGATGTAGTTATCAAAAAACATCGTAGAAGCGAATTGCTTCAGCCAAGGAGTGTCATTCTCGACCCACTTGTTTACTTCCCTCGAAAGTTTACGAAGCGAGAAGTATCTCGCGAACTCAGATTGGCTATTGGAGTAAAATGCCCAACCATCGTGTGATCTAAACCAAAGTTCTGAGTTGGCTAATCCAAGGTATGGCGATGTGCATCCACGCCCAAGGAGTGAGATGCGTTGGATGTTTGATGTGTTCCATTGGCTTCTTGGTAGAGAGACATCCATTGAGAATGCTCCGTTACCAGTAAGGACTACAAGCTCACCCTGCCCACGGAGGTTAGTTCCGATCTGTGGCATTACCTTCATACCAGTGATATTCCCCATCATGGCTGGAGTGGAGAACGCGCCACCTTCTGCCCAGTATCCTATCTCGGTGAAGTTCTCCGTATTCTTGGTGTCGGTGAATCCACCGCCATAGATGATGTCAGATGCGTAGATTTGATTGAGCCTATCAGCTACGAAAACTCGCCCGAAGGCATACTCCATGATCGTTCCAATCGGCATCTTTGCCAAGTATGGGTTCAGTCGGTAGGCAGGCAATTTTACTGTTCCTGTTCCGGTTCCCCTTTGGGTGTCTGTGATGACTGCTGTGAACTTAACTCCAACTGTATTGGATGGTGCGCCGATCAAAGTAAAGTTTGTAGTTCCAACCGATACAATCTCGCAGTAATCTCCGTTTTGAATCTCACTTGCGGTCAGCGTTCCTAATACTCCATCCCATGCTATGGCATTCTGGTAGCCATTTTGGATGTATGCCCGATCTTCAGCTTGCACGAACCATGTGTGCATCATGCCCGGATCGTTACCTTCGATGACCTTGTAGGCAAACGCTCGGTTGTTTACCATCTTCAGAAAATAAATAATCCCAGATACCGATAGCAGGATACCATCGCTCGTTCTGAAGTTAGTCGAACGATATGGATACGCACCTTGAAAGCTACCACCAAGAATATCGTTAACGATAGTCTCGCTTTCCCCATCTCCAGCGATAATCGGGATGTTCCGAATGCTTGGTCTTGTCCTGTTAATGCCACCTCGGAATGTCCTATTTACCGACTCTGATACTACAGACTCCGGTAAATACGATGGGTGAGTATCTGCGTCTTGCGCGATGATACTTGTGAATCCATCAAAGACTGATCCTTCTGCTGGCATTTTTTAAAATTTAATGCAGTATAGAAGTGCGATGTTTGCAGGGCGGGTTTCCGATCCTGTGCGTGGCGTTCCGTTGGTTCCGTCTGTAGTTGGGGATGATGTATTGCCAGATGTTACTTGTGTAATTCCAGAAGTTCCTGCTTGAACAGAAGCAGAAGTTGATCCTACTGCTGTATGAATATGCCCTTGCATCGCATCCCCTTGTTTAGTTCCAAGAGTGCCAGAGTAGGTAATTCCAGAGATTGCTTGCGATCCAGTTCCTCTTACAAATATACCGCGAAGGTCGGGCAAATTAAATGTTGTAGAACCGTCACCGCTTCCGTAAATAACTCCAATAGTTGAAAATAACGCTGCATAAGTTATGCGATTTACAGCATCTCCATTGGCTGCAAGCCATCCAGTAGGCGCGGAATTTGCTGCAAATTGCATTATTGCTCCAGTTGGAGTCCCGCCAGATAAAGCAGCACTTGCAAATTCAATATTTGTACCAACCATTTGTAGTGTTGTTCCAGAAGAACCATTAGGCACAACAGAAATATTTCCAGATGTATTGCGAAAAAACAATCCTTGTCCACTTGGAAGTAAAGTGTTTAAAGTATTCACTTTCCAATCTGATCCATCCCAATACGCAATAAATTGGTCTGCTGTAACCGATGGTTCCCATGCCTTGATGGTTCCATCAGTCATCATCACAATCATTTTTGCAACAATGCTTGTTGTGTTTTGAACTAAATTTAACAAATTAATTGGTTGTCCAGCCGACCCATCTTTCATATCAATAACTCCAGATAAATCTTTGGCAATAATACTGCCATTCCCCCCGTTTGTCCAAGTCAGATTACCAGCACCATCAGTCTTCAAGACCTGTTGGGCAACTGGAGTCTGAATTGTTTTCTGACAAGCAGCAGAGTCTTCTACTACCAATCGTTTACCATTGGCGGTTGTTTCGAGTGGTTCACACAACAGCGGAAACTCCGTGTCGCAAGGTGGGCATGGTGTACAGTAGCTCATGGTTCGTATTTTTCTTTCATATATGCGTTGCCTGTTCGCGTTGGAGAAATTATTGGTTTAATCACTTCTTCTTTTACCCAAGGAAGTGGAGTTGCTACGATTGGATTTTTTTGCGCGTTGATGCGTTCTTGAACGATACGCTCGTAATCTGCGAGTTTATCTCCAAGCGCATCTTTGACCCATTGAACAACATTATCTTCAGTTGTATTGCTGAGATCAATAAAATTACTTGGATCAGCAGGATTTAATTTTACCTCACCATAACAATTTGCTGTGAATTGGTCTTCTGTTCCTTCAACAAGAAACCCAACAACTTTAATTTCACCTTCAATATTAGAATTGCTGGTAAAAATTTGATTGATTTTGATTTCGTAATTCATAATTAAGTTGCTGGTGAAACATTGCTAACGCGAGCTACTGCCCAGTCTGTTCCAGAAACATGACCAGTTCCTGTAGTAAGTCTAATCCATCCCGTGATGACCATGTTGTTTGCATCAAGTGAAGGCGTGGTGTTTTTTACAAACCATCCACTATAATACCAACCAGAAGATGGAATACTTGATGCAGTTTCAAGTGTTTGACTAATAAAATTCAAATATGCCGCACTTGTTGGATTACTATTTTCAATAAAATATCGAAAACCATAATTTCTAATAATATTTCCTATGCCAGTATTCCCAATATTAAATCCAGAACTAACAGGCACTCCGCAGTGAGCTATATTGTTCAAAATAATGTTTTCAGATAATCTAAAAGATTGAATTGTATTATTGCAATTTTTAAATTTATTATTAATAATACTAACCCCTCTTGACCATTGCAAACTAATACCACTAGGGTCGCCATCAGAATCGTATGTTCCATCTAAATTGGAAAGCAATGCCATTCTATATGGATCACAATTTATTGTGTTATTAGAACAAATTACATCAATATTAATTTGATCTGTGTCTGATTGGCAATTAAAAAATATGCCAGCTCTTATTGTATTAAAAATTGAATTATTTGAAATATTTCCATTTTTAATATATCTTGCTGGATTATCATATGAGCTTGGTTCAGTATATGGAGTTAATCTTATACCAAAAGATGTATCTTTTATTGTATTATTAGAGATAATAAAATTTTCAATTTGGCCTGAAATATCTATTGCTGAAAGAATTGTTAAATCTGCATTTGTAAATGCAGGATCAGAACTAACTCCATTATTTAACCTTGTTCCATATCCATATTGCGAAAAAGCCGAAACAGCAGAGCGTGTTCTACAGAATGTGTTGTTTGTTATTGAGAAATTAAATCCTCTTGGAAGACTATTCGATGCAATAGTAATGTCTGTTTGTGTATAATCCCAAGGAAAAACAAATTCTCCTGTTGTTGAATTATAGTCTCCCGGTATAGTATTATTTGTTGAAGTTCCAGCGGCTACATTTGTTGCAATGTAAACCCATGCATTAGCACCACCCTTCCATGGGTCAGTAAATGAATTATTTGATACATTAATATCATATACAGGATTCCCACCTTCAACTATTGTTCCCGGTGGGGATTGAAAGTTTGAACGCAAATCAATTCCTCCAGCCAAATGTATTGTATTTCCTGTAATAATTGTTTTCTTTGCTGCTATACACCTTACAAATTGTTGTCCATTAACAATAGTATTGTTTGAAATAATAATTCTTTCTCTTTGCGGGATAAATGTGCTTAGACTATAATCAGCAGTATGGTTTGCAATTGCATCATCACCAATTCTTGTAAATTTATTTCCAGTAACAATAAAATCAAAACAATCTCTCGCTCTAATTCCATCAGCAGCAATGTTTTCAAATTGAGAATTAATACATTTTACTGACTTGCAATAATGAAAATCAGAAGCCATTGCTGCAATATTAAAAAATTTACAATTTGTAATTAAAATTTCTGGATAATAGTCGCAATATAATGGATTTCCCCATCTTCCAGATCTGGTTGCAAGTGAACCTTGAATTTGTATTGAATCAAAAATTAAAGCTTTTTTTAATGGATCGTTTGATAAGTTTCTAAAAAGATTTCCTTCCTGATCGATTCCAGTGCCTTCCCAGTATTTTAAAATTGAAGAAGTATATCCATCGCCTTTAAATGTAAGATTACCAAGGCCCGGATCAAGTTTACCTGCATTAGATGTATTGGGGAAATTGTATGTTCCTTGTGGAATATAAATTGTTCCTCCACCAGCGGACAGGGCTGCGTTTATTGCTGCTTGAAATGCGGTTTGACAATTTGTAACCCCATCACCAATCGCGCCAAAGTCTTTTACATTGTAAATATCAGAGGCGCGAGTTACAAGGTTTCTGGCAGTTGTTGTTCCTGTTGCAGTAAATGCAGTTGTCTCGTTAAAGTTTGTCCTTACCCATGTGGTTCCATTATATGCCCACAAGTTATTTGATACCGTGTTCCAATATAGATTTCCTGTTTGAAGCGGAAGACCTTGATTGTTTACTGTTGGAGCAACAGAAAAGCCGCCAAGATAAAATTCTTCATCATCTATTGCTGTCCATGATGATCCATTCCAAACATACAAGATGTCACTTACTGTATTAAAATACAAGGCCCCAACAATTAAAGGATTTCCATTATTGTCAGTAGTCGGTGCTACATCCTTTGCTCCAAGATATACTTGGCTAAATCCATCTGAAGCATATTGAGCAATTCTTGCGTAGTATGCAGCTTTATTGGCAATCTCATTCATCGCAGCCTCACTTGGGCCGCACGGATTGCATTTAGAACTTCTGGAATTTCCGCAACTCATAGTTTTTATCGTTAACGATAGTTTAGTTTTAGTCAAGTGTTTTCCACAAGTAAATATGGAATTGTCTTTTGGTTGTATCTACTCATTTCCGAGTAAACTAAATTGATGAATCCATCCCATTGCGGCGGGTAGATAGTTTGGCATCCTTCAGATGAAGTCGATTTGTAACTGCCCTTATGGATGTTGATAGCGATGCCCATATCGTCTCCAGTGCCGTCTCGCGTAACAGGGAGTTCTTCTTTTGCGTTAGCAGGTCGTAACGCTGGATAACCACCTCCGGGTTTGCTGATACCATGATTGCCTTTACGATAGCGATGCACGCCCGTTTTAAGCACCGCAATGCCTTTCTTGAAAACTGAAGGATCAGTATTAGCGTTAAACGTAGCATGAACGCTTGGTGATAGAAGAATGATCGCATCATCGTAAATTCCCCTTTGGTTTCCAGATGGCGCGAATGTTTCAGAGTAGTATCCCCTTATCCCTACCAGAGCAACACGATCTTCGATCCCCGCTTTGATGACCATTGCGAGGGTCTTTTCTTTTGCTTGCTGCGGTCTGGAGTTAGGAACCATTAGCCTTTACGAACTACATTGATGAGTCCGACAAGTCCGAGTCCAGCGACAAGGATTGCTTCTTGAAGTTCTGGTTCAAGTTTAACTCCAGCTGCCGTAGCGATCAGAATCATACCACGCCATGTAGAATTTTCGCTCAACTTTGCGAGCAATGCGTTAATTGTTTTTTTCATTTTTTTGTTCCTTTTGGTTCGGGAAGTTCATATGTCAACCGCCCATAGTCTGTCTCTAATGAAACTCCAAGTGTTGTGCATCCACTCAAAAATGCCATTGCAAGAAATACAAGTGAGATCAAGATCAGCACAAGCGCAAGTTGGTTTGGTTTCATTTTCAATTTCCAATTTTGTTTTTGACGAATTCAAAAAACACTGTCCAGATAAATGCTGCTGCGGCGATGATACCAAATGCATATCCCCGATGAGATTCTAATGAACGCAAGCGTTTTTCAAAGTCAGCAAATTTACTGCCAAAGTCTTTTTGATTTTCTAACACAAGATCAAGTTTACCGGAAAGTATTCCAAGTGTTCGCTGAATGTCGTCTTGCTCCATCATAAGATTAGTTTTCTATAAAGTAAGAACTCGTAAGTTTGGTTTCTGCACTGCACCATTTCAGCCACTCTTTTGCAACTGAATTAGAATCATCCCACCATGCGCGAAGGTTCATGCTTTTCCAGTATGAATCCCAAACCCATAGTTTGTTTTGGTTTGTTGGATAAAGGTAGCATGACAAGGCATGGCTAAATTTAGGAGTATTTACTATAAGAACTTTTGCTTGAATTCCACTTTGTTTCAATGCTTGCGTCATCGCAATTGCTTCTGGCAAACAAGCATTTTTATATTTACCGACGAATTGCGGTTGATCTACTGGTGGAGTAGATGTGCAGCTTGTTAGTAAGATAACAAATATGGAAATCAGAAATTTCATTCTTCAACCCAAGTATAAATTCCATTCACAACTTTAAGTGCAAATGTTCCCGTGTCGCTTGGTGGTGTAGGCATACGCTCGGCGACGAGGATTGGAGCCTCGTCAACCCGAACGTAAATCTTGCCGTCCGTCACGTTGATCGCTATCTCGCGTTCTATCCATTGAGCAGTGCTTGGTTTAGCACCGGGGATTAAACTCTGCAATGGGAGGATGCGTGATGGGATTTCGGTTTCGGACGGCATTTGATTTAGACTCCAAATTTAATTTTTCCGAAGAATTTAACTGGAGCTTGCATTTTGACAAGCGTTGGTTGAGCAACACCATCAAGTTCCAACCCCGTTCCATTATTATAGAGAGCAGCGACTTCTGCATCATTCAAAGCACGGTTCCAGATGCCAACTGCGTCGATTGAGCCGTTAAATGGTGCATCGTATGGGCCTTGAGAGCCTGCACCAATTATGATTTCGTTAATGGTTTCCGAATTAATTGCAGCAGGAGTCGGAAATGTGACTTTGAAATCGTTTATCCACAATGACCAATTTGTATTGTCAACTGCAATTGCAACAAATTCCCAAGTATCAAGTTGAAGTCGGGCTGAATTGCTTTCGTTAAGAGAGAAATTGTCTGCACCGTGACCCATATCAGCAAATACTTGACCGTTATATGCTCCATCCAAATACGAGTTTAAAATCGAAGCATAGAAAGGTAGACCGTTTTGAGGAATTAGCCCAAAAAATTTGTTTTCGCTTTCAGATATGTCTGTCTGTTTTAGCCAACCACTAAACGTAATTCCAGACGCAAATGAAAAGCTTCCGTTCGTGTTTAGCGTGAGATAATTACTTCCATCAAACACGCCAGCGTCACCAATTTTGCCAGAAGCAAAAGAAACGTTACCATTGTTGGTGAGTGTCCTGTTGTTGCCAGAAGAATCAGAAGTGTCTGAGAGTTTGTAGAAAGCCTGTAGGTTGTCTGTAAGTGCCATAATATTTTTAAAAATAGATTGCCAAAATAACCCTGCCGCTACGCATTGTAACGGCAGGGTGTTATTTAGTTTAGTTCAGATTAGAACGTGCCACCACCGAGGATGAACCCAGTAAGTGTGCTTGTTCCAGAACCGATGATGTTTTGCGAAACAGTGACCGATCCAACGACATGAAGTTCAGTCGAAGGAGCTTCAGTTCCGATACCAACTTTACCAGTAGAACCAACGTAGAGTGCAGTAGAACCTGCACCGCTGATTTCCATGCTGGTAGCTTGGAGGTTAACACCGCTAATAGAACCACCAGTGATGTTTACATTGTTGGAGTTCTGGGTTGACATTGTGCCAAGACCAGCAATCGTGCCTTCAGCCGACGAAAGGCGGGTTTCGTGATCGTTAGTAACGTCACGGACGCTCTGAACGTCGCTTGTGCGAGCAGAAACCTCGTTATCAATCGCAGTCTGGAGCGAAGCTACGGCAGCTTCACGTGCGGAAACTTCGTCAGCAATATCACTGGCAATCTCCGAAGCGAGGTTACTGATCGCAGTCTGGCGAGCAGAAACTTCATTGTCGATAGCAGTTTGCAGAGCGGCTTCAGCGGCAAGAGCGCGGGTTTCTTCAGCAGCAACAGCGGCAGCAGAACCAGCAGTCAAGTTGGTGATTGCGTCCGTGATGGAGCTATCAGCCGATTGAAAGGCGGCAACAACTTCTGTCAAGCTGTCAAGGGCAGCAGGGTCGATGTTCGAGAGAACGCTGTCAACACGGCTATTAACAGCCGAGATAGCGGATTCACGTGCAGTGGTCTCAGCAGAGATAGCAGCGGTGCGAGCAGTCGTTTCGGCAGAGATAGCAGCAGCACGGGCAGTTTGCTCCGCAGAAATAGCAGCTTCACGAGCCGATACTTCGCTGGCGATGTCGTCAGCAAGACCGGATTCAGCAGCTTCGGCGCGGGTTTGTTCTGCGCTAACAGCAGAAATACGAGCAGTTACTTCAGCAGCGAGATCGCTGGTCAGTTGAGCCTCCGCAGCTTCAGCGCGGCTAACTTCACTGGCAAGATCGCTCTCAAGATCGCTAACACGGCCAGTCAAGGCAGTAGCAGCGTTTTCAATCGCGATAATGTCGCTCTCAGCTTCACTAACACGTCCTTCGACAATACCAGCGGCAGTCTCAATAGCGGTGCTACGAGTGTCGTTGGTGTTGGCGCGGCTTACGAGATTGCTGACATCGCTAGTCAGGATGTTATCAGCGGCGATACGAGCGGCTTCTTCGTCGGAAATATCCGAAGCAAGGGCAGCTTCAGCGGCTTCAGCACGGGCTTGCTCTGCACCAATGGCCGATGTGGCCGATGTGCCGAGAGCGGTGATAGCACCATTGAGGTCGCTATCCGCGCCTTGGAAAGCGGTGACGATTTCCGAGAGGGAGTCAAGGGCCGCTGCATCCGTGTTGGATACGATAGCGTCAACTCGGCTGGAAAGTTCGCTCACCGCAGTTTGACGGGCAGTAACTTCTGCGTCGAGTGCGGATTGAACTCCACCACTCAGGGACTCAGCATAAGCGCGAGTCGAGAAGTGACCCTCACCAGCGATTGGGATGATGGCGGTAGCATTGCCTGCTCCGTCATTGCCAGTTCCGATGTAGAGGATTTGGTCGTTTTCGTTGTGGGCCAACTCTGCTGTGAGAGCGGATTGTGGTGCGCCTGCTCCCGCTGGATCACCGAGAAGACGGTGACGATTGCTGAAGCGTGTGCGGTTGATGTCGTTGTTTGGCATAATTAGTTTATGTTGTTTAGTTTAGTTTTATGTGTTTTTGTTTTTCTTGTTGATTTTTTCAACAATGAAAGTGTTAATACGATCCAGCTTCTTCGATGTCAACGAAAATCTCGACTGGATCATTTAAAATATCTGGATGTAGTGGGAGAACATCTAAATTTATTTCTGAACGGCGAACTGCGTATGTTCCTTCTGGCAACGGCCATGTTTCTGTGTTTCCGTCCCAGCGGATGACCATTTCGATCCACCCGCCTGCTGTGTTAATTATTGCCCAATCGTCGATTTCCATAATTAAAAATATGTTGTAATCATTAATGCTCCGGGT